TACGATAGAAATTCTTTGCCGGATCGTAATCGTCGTAGTATGGAAATACATTTAGGTCTGTTTGCAGAGCCATTTAATTAAAACTCCAAGATTATTTTTATAATTTCTGATTTGTTGTCGGCACGAGTAATAGCATCTAGATTTTCAATATAGAGTACTTGACCGCTTCCAACAACAAAGTCTCCAGGATATTTATCAGTTAGATTCTGGAGGACAGCACCAGAAGTCAAACCGGTAATCGGTCTTACACCACTCGGATCTAAATTATATGTGCTGAACTTATTACTAATATACATTGTATCATCGTTTGAACCGCCGATCAGTTCAATATGATGGAATGCACCACGTGCCTCAGCGTAGGAGACAAGACCAGTTTGTTTAACTACTTCATCGTCAATGAAACTTGTGCCGCCAGTTGGGAAGTTTCCTACTAGTCTGGTAAGTTGCGTAGCAGTCGCAAATCCAAGAGCAGATTTATCATTCACCTGAATGCCAGATGTTTCAATAATACTTGTAGCATTTGATGATAAACCAATAACTCTTGAACTTTCAGTAAATACACCTGCAACATTTGATAGAGTAATCTGTCCTGTACTTATAGATGTAACTTTGCCAGATGCCTGCAGAATAAGTGCAGATATATCACAATCAGATGCAGTAAACAGCGAATCAGTAGTAGCAGCTATCTGATAGTCATACTGTACACTACTTACTGTTGAAAGGAAAATGCTACTGCCCTTTGTGACTAGAACATAATCACCTGTCGAGAAGGCATCTTTGAATATAGGTGTCTGCGGATTAGCAAAGGAAGGTATTAATTGAGCAGCACTTCCAGTAGTAGCATTTACTTGAAGTACAGGAAGACTTGTATAATTGTTACCTTGATTTGATACAGTCACTGCAGTGACAACATTTGCTGTTAATGTAACGGTTGCAGCAAACCCAGATCCATCTGTTAAATCGTTATTTGAAAACACAGTTGCATCGGTAGAATAACTAGAACCACCATTAGCAATTGCAACAGATAGTGAAATACGTCCTTGATCTGTCTTTTTGATTACATTACTATTAGCAGTGACACTTACATTTCCATGTAATTTAAGTTGTTTAAACTGACGGATCGTATCTCCAATTTTAAAACTGCCGCCAATCGTTGCAGCAGTGTTCAGTATAAGATCTACATTAGTATAAAGTGGATTCTTAATAAGTCCGACCTGCCTAAAGTCGTTCGATGTAGAAATTCTGCTGCCTTCGCTATTAATAAATTTGGTACTAACACAAATTCTCTTAGCACCAAATTCAGAAATTGGATCGAAGCCGTGCCCACCAGGAGGAGAAATGATTGGTTGTAGCACTGCTACTTGGAAAGAAGCTGCGCTAGATACCGTTACAGGCAAATCAATAAATACACTATCGATTGTGATAGGAATAGTGTCGGTTGTTTCACCGGCATACGATTCACCGTAACGATAGTTTGCACCAACCTTAAGCATCTCGATTTCAATAATACTATTCGATGATGTACTACCAATAATAGCTCTTCCTTCGGCTGCTACTGTCTCTGTTCCATCACCCCAAACATAAACATATGGATATACTTCATACGTATCACCAGCTGCCGGCGTAGTTGTAAATGCGCTATCAAGCAGAAAGATCTTTTGACCACCAACACCACGATAATCAATAATACGACGATGTTGTCCTGCAGCACCTGATGTAGAAGTTTTGATTTTAATTACGCCACCACGATAGTAGTCATCTTCGGCTACTGCTGTATCCGGTGCACCATATATTGTGTTATCGCCGCCTACACTGAGATCCGTTGTTCTGAAGGTTCCATTATCGATATAGTTATCGTAACCACGGCCGCCTTCGATAATATCAATAATCTCGACTGCCCCCGGAATGGCCGCTGCCTGAATAGCAGAATTTGCAATAACTGGAATATAACTTGTTGTAGCAAACTTTTCATATTGTGTTTTGGTAATACTATACATGTATTTCCAAATATATTCATCTCCAAGCGGAGTTGCCGATATAAACTTTCCATATGGTGAAACAGTAGAATTGACAGTTACGCTTGAGTTGCTTGCATTGAATAGGCACTTGTAGACATTAAATTCGGTTGAGTCATCTACAACGGTATAGAAATTCTTGTCGTATAGATCGCCATCTGTGTGGTCATACTTGTGGAAAAAAGTATTCGAAGTCCACAGATACTTAGAAATTGTGTGAACAACATCACTAGATGTGACCCTTTTAGCAAAGATCATGTTATCATAGACATCTAGATTTGTTGATTTAAGACTATTATCAGGAGTTGTCAGATTAGCATCACTTCCAGGGTATGGAGTGTGTTTACCTGCAAAGATAAAATAGTCATTATTGGCAAAAGAATCGACAAAGCTCGCCGCACTTTCAACATTAAAATTGGTTGTTACGAGTTTCTGAGTAACTGACATTTATTCCTCGATTGTCTTTGTCAAATAGTGTCCTGTTGTATCAGGAGCACTAGCTGTTCCATTTGCTGTTATATTTATCACCGATGCACCGTTACTGAACATAGATAATTTTACAGTTGTTGATGTTGTTCCTACAACAAAATATAGTGCATTGTTTGATAATGCTCGTCTATTGAAACCATGGAAACCTGCCGGAGTTACACCAGTAACAGTAATGGGTGTTCCTCTGATTGTAGCAGAGACTTTAATACCAGTAGAGTTTGCAAATACTACATAATAGTAATTACCATCTGTAAGACCTCCAACTGGATCGCCACCACCAGCATTTAAGTACTGAACATAATCATCTATGACAACGGTTGAATATTGATATGTTGAGTTACTTCTGCCAATTGGCGGTCTTCCTAAGAAATCGCTGCCTGATACATTTGCACTAATTCCAAATCCACCGTAGTTTGCAGTCAGCGCGGAGTTTCCAGTATCGGTAGTATATCTTACTAGATCACCATTTGCAAACGGATTGTTTGTGCCAGTATCAATTGTTTCATTGGTGTTATTGACATTTGTGTCAGATCTGAATTGAATCTCCTGACCTGTAGAGATTGCTGATAACGTAACTGGCAATGAATCTTCTTCGACAATCAATGCAGATCCAAAGAACTTAGTTCCAGCAGTGTGCATGACTTTCTTGAACATGTCAGCATAGCGATCTACAGAGATCTTAGACAGAATCTCATATGAATATTCTTGATAGTAGTCACCGTCATGGATGTACATGTCTTCCGAGATGAATCCCTTCGAGCTTCTGTAATATCCTTTACCGATACCGTGCCCGTCAACAACAACTTTAATTGTACCAGATCTTGCACCATCTTCTGATGTGTATTGAATAACATCACCATTCGAATACCCGATACCAGAGTCAACAACCTGGAATGAAGTAACTTGACCATTGGCAGTAATAACGTTTGCTTCAATAACAGCATTCAAACCAATCGGATATATCAGCTTAGGATCTTCGGCTACTGCTGTTATGTTTGCGGTCAAACCAGACAAATCGCCTCTTAAAAGATTATTTGCTGCAAATGTATTTTCGAATGTAAGTCTCTTGACTGATACAGATGTAGTATTTGCAGACTTTACAAGTCCTTTGGCAGTAGATAATGCCTGATATTCTACAAAACTCTCTATGTTTGCAGTAACATATGGGTTAGTATATGAGTTGAGAACATTCGCTGTAAGCACTCCAGTATTACCAGATATTCTCACATATCCATTTGCCCCGATTGTATAGATTGACTGCACTGTAGCATTCACTATAGGTGAACTATTGACATATAGACGATCCCCAGGAAGGAATCCAGGAACCGTAGAGAAGTTATGTGTTTCTGTACTTCCTGCAGCGGTGATATCAATATTAGCGCCGGCAATTGTATTCGAAAGTTTGAAACCTACAGTATTAGCACTAACGATATAATACGCAGTGTTATTTGCCAGCCCAGCAATTACAGTATTTGATGTTGGTACTCTATACAGAACACGTTGGTTGTTTGCAAATTCATTTGCATACTTGACAAGATTGTGACCATTGTAAGCAGCATTATAGTATCTTATGAAGTGACCAGAGTCCCCTGGATTCAGTGCAGTGATATCAACATTGCCGCCTCCTGATGTCAATGAAAGGGCAAGACCACTAGTATTTGCATAACGTACATAGTACAATGTGTTATTTGATAGGCCTATGACCGGGGTGCTTCCTGTTGATGTAATGTATCTTATCTGATCGCCATTTGCAAGATATGTATCAGCGCTTGCAATATTAATAAAATCGATTGCTCCATTTACAGCAGTATTAGAGTTAAATGATACTACATTGGCAGACTGGGTAATATTTACATTAGAACCAGTAGGTGTTGCTTTTAATGTAATGCCAGTTGAATTTGAAAGTGCTACATAATAGAATGCATTATTAGACAATCCAGTTAGCACAGTATTACTTGCATCTGCGTAATAACGAACATATGTATTGGATGGATAAAAGAATTCTGCATTTGCTAATGCAATAAACTCAGTATTGGAATTGACATCATCAGATGCATTGAATGTTACCGAGTTTGATGTGTACAGAATAAAGTCGTTGCTACTTTGAATTTCATTTTTGGTATCAATTGATACGTTCTTTTCATTGTATGTGTTGCTATAGGCACCATTATCAACCTTAAGATCGTAGTATATAAGATTGGCAAGTGTCTGATTGACCTTCTCGCCTATGGCGAAGACACCCGTAGCATCCTTGATACTGATGATAAAGTCTTTGCGGCCGAATGCCGATATATATGGTTGGTATGCAAGAACATATGGATCTACATTGTAACCTGAACCAGGATCGACACCAGAAAGTGATCCAATAGAACCGATAGTAAACTGATCAAACGTCAGACATGAGTAGATTGTATTCTTGACATCACCCTGTGGGTTTTTAGGGAAGCCGAATGCCGCTGCAGAAATAGCCAGAGGCATATATGCCTGGTTTGCTTGTGAAATTGTAGCATAAACAGTTGTTGCATTAATTGCAGTATTTGTAGATGTACCATACTTAAAGATATTGCTATTGGCATATACCGTAGTACTTACCGTGCCACCACTGATACTGAAGAGATTATGATTATCCTTAGTACTAATAACACCAGCCGTAACTTCGAATACAGTTCCATGTGCCAACTTATAGAAATAGTGTCCGGTTTCAGTTACCTTATTATTAGCAAATGCTGAATAGTTAAAAGTGTTGATCTGATCTTGTGTATTATATGGATATGATAGAATTAGACCAGAGGCGTTTGCAAACGAAACATAGTAGTATCCATCGGTGACTAGCCCATTTAATGCTGTATTCCCAGTATCAACTTCATATCTGATTATTTCGCCGGCTATGAATTTAGAGTTTGCAGTCGGGATTGTAAAGAATCCAGATATTGCATTTACTGAGGTGTTAGAGTTGAATGCAATTTTATTGACAGTCTGATATGCTCTATCGCCTGAAGCAAATCCAGTACTTGATGCAACCGTAAGAGTTACACGATCATAATCAGTTGTCTTAGATCCATTGGCAGCAAGAAGATCAGTACCAATGAATATGGTTTCAGTATCACCAAGTGTTCCTACATTAAACTGCGCACCTGAACCGAAACTAGTAGATACAAGAGTAGCAATTGAATTCGTTGTCTGTGTAAAAATTCTTGCATAAGGTGATGCAGTATAGTCGCCGCCAGTGACGTTAGATGAGTATGTTACAATAGTAGCAACCGATGTATTAGCATCGGTATATAGCTTTTCTGTCTCGGTAAAGTAACCACTAATAGGAGCAAATGTAAGATTGCCTGTTGCACTACCTGAATCATGTGATACGGTCAACAATAGACCTTCTGCAACCTTTTGACCAACAGAGTTGTATCTATAGATTCTTTTGCTGTCAGTTATCAGGTTATTGTTAGCAGCAGAGTATTTGATTGTATTAATATTCTTTTGAATATTATAAACACCGGCTGTTAGATTGACATTTGTAACATTCGCTGAGATACTAGAGTTACTAGATACTTCAAGACGCTGACCAACTACAAATGATCCCTGTGCATCTTCAATAGTAATCGTGTTTCCACTATCGGCAAGTATTACATCTTGGATCTTTCCATAACCAACTACTGCTGAAGTGTTCTTATAAAATATGTCTTGCCCTACTTCAAGTGTACCAACTTGATCGGCAATTGAAACTGTATACATCTGCGGTATACCCATGATTGTACCATAGATCGCAGCATCTTGAACGGTATTAGCATAGAACGATACAGCATTTGATGTTGTATAGTATGTCGCAGTGTTGGTGAATACACCGTTGACATGTGAAATAACAATGGTGCCATTTGCACCGGTCTGTGTCAGGCTAATAACCTTGCCTGCGCTGGATACACTACCTGAACCTGAATATCTGAATAAAGTATCACCCACTGCAAGATTGGCTGATGCACTTGTAAATGTAGTACTGATAAGCGGTTCAATTGCTTTATCGAATAGTTTGAAATAATCACGGCCACCATTATTTACTGAGATGCTTTCGAGAGATAGAACCTTTTCAGATACAATCGATTGGGTACCGGTAGTATAACCATAACCGCCATCAATAAAGATAAAGTCAACAATACCAGATGCTTCACTGACAGACTCTACACGAGCAAGTCCGCCCGTACCATTTGTAGTTCCCTCGAATGTAACAATATCACCAACTTTAAAATTGCGGCTACGGTCTTGAATAATAACTCTGTTGACCGAGCCAATAAGCTGTGCTCTCTTTGCTCTATCAAAGGTTGGTGTATTATTGATATTTAGACCAATAACCTCACCGTTTCTGAATGCACCTTGAATCCCACTGATGTATAGTAGATCGATATAACCGGCAGAGGTACGACGACGAATAAATCTTTCGACAAATGCCTTTGCGCCTGATATGGCACCGATAACCTGCTTACCGACATAGTCTATATTATAGCGACTGTGTGTGACTTCTAAATATAAAGGCTTTTCCCAGATGCCATCAGATACGCGAAGAATATTCTCAGCTGGGTAACGAACCTCTGCAGATGTACCATACACCAATTTGAAGAATAGATCGATTGAACGCTCTGTTCCCTTTGAGCGATATAGATCCAACGAGTTCTTGACAAGTAATTTTTTATTCGTTGCAGTATCAAACTGGATATTCTTAAGATACTTTTCTTTGAATTGGACAATGAACTCATCCATTGTAGTATCGATATCTCTATAGTCTGGCAGTCTGCGAGCGTGGTAGATAACGTTATTTGCAGTTTCTAACCACTCGTAGTATGCCTTAGCAAAGGCAATAAACTGTGGTCCCTCTTCCTTATAGAAAGAAGGAAATTGATTCTCTATGAGAGGAGAAATGATCGATTCTATTTTCTTCATTATTCTCTGATCTGCTCAATTGTGATATTGACATCTGGCTCAATGATATTTAGTATAACATTCTGGATAGCTGTAATATCACGTGATCTTGGAACACCATAAACTTTTAACGACGTACCGGTATAATTTTGTACTATGAAGTTAGTCAGTCTAACTATACCTGTATCATAATCAACTGTTCCGATGTCGATAATCTTTTTGTGGTTGGCACCGACCGGTGTAACGATTCTTACTAGACCATCGCCGTTATCCTCGAGTACGCAGTTCTGAATTCCAGAGTACGTGAATGCTGATGATGCAATTCCATGGACGTCGATAATAGGATGTTCATCGCTAAGAAGTGGAATTTCTTGGGTCAACGCGTTCTTGAAATCAATCGTTAGGTTTAATGATGTGTTCAGTTCCGGAGTAAGATACTTTACAAGATTGATATCTGTTTCGTTACTGACAATACTAGAATCTGTACCATCGATCGCCTGCACAAGTTTAGAATATCTAAACGTTTTTGTGAAACTGTTGAGGTATGTTGAAGCGTAGTTCAGAATAGTGTCGATCACATACGTACGAATGTCTTCAGGATTTAATCCTGTTAGATTGATATTGTAACGTACAATGCTTTCAACATTTAGATATGTATAGTCAGGAGTGATAAAGATCGGTTCCATTGCAACAGATGAACGCGAACGCAGGAATCTTTTGTACTCATCTTCCTTGATCTTTGGAAGACCATCAACATCAGTAAGATCTATTGAAACAAAGATACGACCATACTGTGGAGGATTCGCATCCTCGCCGCCATAAGCTGTAACAGCATTAATCTCAGGATAGTTAGCTTTAAGTAGATTCTGATAATCTTCTGCAGTAATTGCACGTTCCTGAGTCGTAAATGCTCTAGGCGCATTGAACTTGATTGAGTTCAGATCCTCTGCAACGGCACCGTCTGCAGCTGCAGTAATAGTATTGATAACTACATTTGGTTCATTATCAATACGACCCGAGTTGATAAATCTGAACGCACCATTAGGAAGTTCACCATTTGATACACGGTACTCGATGATAACGATCGAGTTGTTCTTTGGTTTACGTCCTACTACACCGTCACCGAACACTACTTCATACGTGTCACCAACGCCTGGCTGGAGGAAGAATACCTTCGATGTCTCGTTAGACGAGAACAGAGATGTTGCACGTGAGTACTCTAGAGTAGTCGACCCGTTATCCTCGAGGATAGTAACAGCAACACTTGAGATATCGACGTTCTTATTGTTGATCTTAAAGATGAGTGGGTTATTATAGTTTACAGCATACGTATCACTTAGGTAGTTTCCTTCGTAGATGGTGATACTATCACTTACAAATGCGCCACTTACTTTATTAGTGATTACCATATTTTCGGTTGTAGTGAATGTATAGGTATAATCATCAACACGTGAGATGAATCCCGTGCCCTTTGGAATAACGATTGAGTTCTTATTTGGATCTGTAGGAGTGATTGTTAGTTGAATAACAGCCTTAGCAGATGTGAATGATCTAGGAAGATAGTTCAACTCCTTGGCATGAGAGATTACGCTATCACGCAATCTTGCCGAGTCTAGGAACATTTCATTGCTGACCATATTCATATAGAAAGCATTTTGATATGTATTGTACGCAAGAACGTCTAACAATACAGACAGGTTACTGCCATTAAAGTCATAATCCTTAAACTCTTCCTGCTCAGTCAGGTAGGTCTTTAGAGAAGCTTTGTATTCATTGAAATCAAGACTAGTAAGTGATATACTTGAATTTGCCATTTATCTTGCTCTATAAAGTGTTAAATTGAGTAGTATAGGATTTACACTATTTATTACTTCAAAATAGATGTATATGTCATACGCGTGCCGTGATTCGTTTGCTTGAACTATGATATCAATGATTCTTGCCCTTGGTTCATACGTATCAACAGTTTCCTGAATAGACTTCTTAATCTCCATGGAGATTATATCTGACATGTTTTCAAATAGGAGACTTTTGATTCTGCAACCAATCTCCGGTTGGAACATCCTATCATACTTTTCAGTAAGTATTAGATTACGAATAGAACGTTTAACCGATTCTTCATTAGTATACTTAGCCAATCGCTTGTTCTGTGGATGCACATTAAAGTTCGTATAGAAGTCACTATAAAATGGCTTCTTCTCAGAAGCTTTTTCTGTTCTAGTAATCTTATCGATTCTTGTGATATCTACCATCTAAGACTCTTTACTTTTATTTATTCGATGTATCTGACTTCGACACAGGAAGGCAGCGCTGCTTCTATTAAAAAACTCATGTTAAAGATTGGAGGCAAAATCACGTTTAGTACATCACATTCAGTCAATGGATTCTTGCCTGAAAGAAAGTCTGCTACCTGACTGATGATCTTTAGAATCTTGCCAACAATAGGAAACTGTTTTAAAATATATCCAGGTGCCTTGACTAAGATCTCATTAATTTTGATAATGATTCCACCCCTGAAGAATCTTCTTGCCTTCTGGATGAATTCTTTGAATGCATCTTCAATGTCATGGAATACCATGGCCTTCATACGAATATCAGTTGTATTAGGATCGATACCCAATAGATCGCCAACCGTGCCAAGCAATGGGATCTGAATGCCTAGAATCTTATCGATTGCCTCCTGCATTAATTCTTCGCCAAGATCCTCAAGTGCCTTACCAGACAATACGTCCTCCTTGGCCTGTTTGATCTTGGCTTTGTACTCGGCGACTAATATGTCAAATGCCTCTTCAACAGTAATAGTAGGATCGATCGATGCCATGACCAGTGTATAGATTGGCTTTCCGATAATAGGAATACTTTTTATTACATTTGCAATAGCTTCGGCAATACTTCCAATGAAGTCATTGATAAGTTGGCTGAACCAGTTCTTTACTTTGTGCCATGTTTCTTCAACTTCAAGATCTGGTGATTTAATTCCTAGACTTCCATCATACGTAGATTCAATACCGAGGAATTTCTTTACTTCTTCAATATCATTCTTAATCGCTAACTTTACTTTTCTTTGTCCACTCTTAGTGAATAGATCGGCGATCACAGGATCGTATTCATATGATGAACCATCTATATCAATAAGAATTGCAGTTCCAATGAATGGAATAGGAATCATGAATGGATTTGGTATGCCGAGAATGCCAATCAGTTCAAGTAGAATATCGACAATCTTCTTTTTAAAGAATTCTTCGATGTCTTTGCCGAGTTCACGAGCACGATACTTAAGTTCTAGTTCCTTTGATTTTATCTGACCTAATGGATCTGTTGTAATTGCTTCAATTATTTTAACGATTTCATCAATAGCAACA